ATGACCAACGAAAAAATGATAAAAATGTTTTTAATCTATCAAGAAAGCAGAAACCTTTCCCAACAAACAATTGAATGGTATAAATCTATTACCGCTAAATTTCTTGATTATTGTAATGAAAATGATATTGAAATTGAATCAATGAAAACACCTGAAGCCCGGCAATGGGTAAACTGGCTTCAAAAAGATTCAGATAATAATTACAAGGGGAATTCTATTAACTGTCATATTAGAGCAATTAAAACTATGTTTAATTACTTTATGGAAGATGAATACCTTGAAAAAAACCCTTTTGCCAAGGTTAAGCAAATTAAAGTTGACAAGGTTATCATTGATACATTTGAGCCGGAAGAAATTAAAAAAATGCTTAATCATTTAAAGAAAAATACATTCTATGATTTACGAGATAATTTAATGATTAGAATATTATATGATTGTGGTTTAAGGGTTTCAGAGTTAATTAATCTCAAAATTATTGACATTGACATAGAAAAAAATATAATTAAGGTCTTTGGTAAAGGTCACAAGGAACGATATGTCCCGTTTGGACGTTCTGTCAAACGAGAATTAGTAAAATATCTATCTAAAAGAAACAAAACAGTACCAGAGGATTTAGACGAAGGATATTTACTTTGTACTAATCAAGGTACAGCATTAAACAGACGGAATGTTCTAAGAAAAATAAGAATAGTTGGTCATAAAGCAGGAATTGAGGGTAAACGTCTGTCACCTCATACATTTCGCCACTCATTTGCCAAACAGTATTTAATGTCAGGGGGAGATCTCTTCTCCCTTCAAAGCATAATGGGGCATAATAATCTTTCTACTACCAGACGCTATATTCACCTTCTCACCGAGGACATCCAGAAGAAACACCGGCAATTCAGTCCCTTGGACAATCTATAGGGGGTGAATAGAATGAATCAGATTTATGGATACGGTAAAACCATCTTATGCAAACAGCCGGTAATTGGTAAATGGTATGATTCTATAGAATGTATAGTTTGCCGCAACAATAAAGTTCTCACAACCGGAATTAGCGAATCAGAAATTAATACCATTGTTTCATCTAAAGAATTTTGCATAAATTGTCCATGTAACCAGGGTAATGTTTCGATTTATTGGGAAATGGCATAAAAAATTTTAAGGAGTGCTTATCTGCACTCCTTTTTTTACTAAAATAAACTCCTTAATTTGATATTTTCTTTTTTCACTATTTCACCAGTATCAATATCCTCTGCAATTAGCGTAATATAATAAACTGAATCATTACATTTAATAGAACATTCTGTATCGCTAATGATCGTCAACGTTGCAACACTACTACTATTCCCTTGATAATCAATTGAAAAACTAAATTTAGCGTTTGGGTCAGGTATGCCGTTAATCAACTTACTGGCAGTATAGGTTTGAGTAGTATTTATGATAATATCATTGGCACCAGTAATTATATATGTAATTTCTAAACTTTGAATTTCTATATTTAATTCACCTGTAATATTCGTACCTTCTAATGTGGCATAAATTGTTATGTTTTCATCTTCTGCACTAACAGTTAAATTTCCATTTTGATCTATAGTAGAATTGGCTCCGTCACTAACTGACCAAGTTACATTAAGATAATTATGTTCGTTTCCGTTACTATCATAAACTTTGGCAGTATAGGAATATGTATTATCTGGTTCCAATTCGGTTTCACCTGTAATTGTAATATACCAGGGAGTATAATTTATATCTCCTGCTTCAGTGCAAACAAATTCAGTATCAGTAGAACTCGAAGTAAAAGTACAATGTAAATTTATTAGTCCAGGTTGTGTTAAATCTATTCCTTCAACGGTATATAATCTGCCCCACTTAACAAAAGTATCATTTATTTTAATTTGCGAAGTTATATCATTATTTTGCATGGTTAAAATAATTTTATTTTCAGGTAAAGATATAAATTTGTCGGTTGTAACTCCGATGGCTGAACCATAAGCAATTACTGGAATACAAACAGGTTCATTATTAATTTTAAATCCTATATTGTGATTACAAGCCCTAATAACTCCTTTATATTTATCATACCTTTTACCGTTAACATCTGAAATTACAAGCCAATATAAACCATTATATTCTATTCTGTCACCTTGTTTTATTTCAGTTAATGTTGATATGTATTTGTCATTATTATTTTCTTTTATGGTAGTATTTGTTATTAATGCCTTTGTAGGAATATTATTAATTAAAATATCCCTGCCAGCATTAGCAAGGATAAAATTAAAATCATTTTCATTAATTTTAAATAAGTTCAATTATGTCCCTCCCTTCTAGTGCTTAAATTTAAGCAGTCCTAATTACTAAACATATAAAAGAAACTTGCCCCATCCTGATATGCTAAATCATCATTAGGAATTTCTCTTATTTTCCGCTCTAACTGGTCAATTCTACTTTGCAAATTCTCATGAAACTGCGAAATTGTAATATCATCCTGTTTATAGTTTTTCATTAATTCCGGCTGGTTGGCTATAGATTCTAAAATAGATAATGCTGCCTTTAAGATATTTCTTTTGTTGGTGTTTGATTGAGGATTATATTCTATATTGCTTGTTAAATCTGATTCTTGCAGGTAAATATCTAACTCATCTGTGGTTAGAGAAATTCCTTTTATTTCAAGTTGTAGACGTTCCAGGTTTGTCAAGGGTGACACCTCCTTACTATTTAAATCAAAAAATTTAAGTTTTAAGCCATTAAATTTTCACTAAGGAACAAACACTTTACCCAAAACTTTAGTCCTCTAATTTGCCCTTAAAATCGTCTTAAAATGAATACTAAAATGTACATAAACCCTTATAAATCAATAGTTTCTAAGCAATTTAATATACCTAAATAAACAAAAATACCCACAACACCTTATATTTCAAGGGTTTGTGAGAGTTTTATTAGAGACAGTATTAAATTGGGTATACCCCTATATTTTGCATACAAGATAATCTTACAAATTGTGTTGATTATCCCATAAATCCTTTCTAAATCTTCTTGTGTTTTATTTAGAGTAAAATTATTTGACTCTAAACTTCACTTTCCCATTAAGATTATCTTTATAAGATAGAATATTTGTACTAATTTGCCAAAGGAAAATTATTTTCGTTTGCCATTGATTATTTCCACCATGTTGTATCCCATTTAAAAAAACTTCAAACGTGTAAAATTAGGTATGCCTAAACCACCTAAAAAACTTTTGGGGTATCGGCATATATCCCTATGCAATCAATTTAGATGGATGCTCCAAAACCCTTATATATCAAGCATTTCAGGACTATAAAAAACTGAATAGCAATAAACCCTTATTTATCAATGATTTGTAGCATATCAACAGTAATTTAAACCATTTTAAAGGCCAAATAAGCGGCTATAATTTGATTTAGGTACAAATACCTTACCGTCAAATTTGACGGGAAAATAGGGTAAAATTTAAGCCATATTGCACAAAAATAGAGCAATTAAGTTGTCACTAAGCATAATGAAAACTGCTAAACCCTTGATATACAAGGGATTTTGCTATTTTATACTTATAAAAAGCGACAACTTAATATTTGATTAAGAGGTCATTCATTACATAATGTTAATATTATGTAAGGAGTAGAGAAGGGGGATTAAAACCATATATTTATTGATTTTAGAGTGCTTTTCCTATTCCCCTGACAATTAATAATGTGAGGTAAATTTTAATTCCGACTAATTTACTGGGAATTAAATAAGTAAAAGCAAATTTGTGATACCCTTAATCCCGAGTAGTTTACTAGAGATTAGGTAACAGGCGCGAAATTGTTGAACTAGTATTCTATAAAATAACTATAAATAATGCTTATACAAACAATAAATAAATATTATCAATAAAAAAACTTAACCAACTTAACTATCTTTAACCCTCTCATTTTCCTTACCCACACCTTCATTACCTAATCTTTCCAACTCATTTCCAACATCATAAACCATAGGACAATTCTCAATTGCTGTCTGCAAACTCATTACACCAATTTCCTTCAATGTCCTAATATTATCAATAATATCACTTTCATTTAATGGCCTAGCATACTGGAATACCACATCTAAATTATCCAAATCTAATTCTATTCCCTGTAATCTTAACAACTTCTCAATCCTTTCAAACCTTTGCTCAAATCCTTCTCTAATGTATCTCTCATTTAATCCGGCTTTAATATCAGCCAAACTAAACAATAACTTTATACTAACCTCACTCAAATTGCTAATATCTGTATTATTCATACTCACAGCAGGAGTATTACTTATATCAAGTAACGCTTGCTTTAAAACCTTCCAAACACTCTCAAAACTCTCAAAGTCCAATTGACCATGGGCAAACTTCATATCTGATCCATCGTCCAAATTTAAACCAATACCAACTAGATTAGTAGGAATTTCACCTTGATTATTTTTAATATTTAATTTCTGTCCAATCACTACAGGAATAGGATTAAGAAACTTATAAATGCTATCAGTATATTTACTCAACAAATCTTCCATGTTGTCAATAATATTAACAAAATCCTCTAAATCACTTCGACCATCTGTATTATCTAATTCATTTAGATTCTTATATACAACTGGTAATCCACTAACATTATTAAATTCCCCTAATAAATTCAAATCTCCTCCGGCATCTGTCCATTTCTGGACTGTATCCTCAGTAAATATATTATAATAACTGACGTTATAATCAGTTGTATATTGTTCAATAAATGCTATCATTTCTCCCTGTTCATTATAGATAGGGTAAGAATCTTCTGGATTAATAATTTTGCTCTTGATCTTTCCGTCTTTGTCAATAAACAAGTATTCATATACAGCCCCATACTTGACCATCTTATCCATAATATCTAAATCAGTTCTATTGAATTTACCTTGCTTATAAATCTGCTTCATTATCTTAACATCTGATTCTTCACCAGTAATAGTCACAGGATTCTTTAATAAATAACTTGTACTAAAATTTAAAACTGTCTTAGCATATTGTAATACAATCCTCCTGGGTTCAAACGTCTTACCGTTCCACATTTCAGCAGGTCTATTTAAAATTGCGTGACTTCCGCTTAAATACTCTTTTATATCAATAATCTTATTGATTCTATTTTGGTGGTAATAACTATTACATTCAGATACAAACCAATCCGCTTTACCATCATGGACTATATTAATATATTCTTGTAGATTCAATGTTAAATCACCCCTTATCTAAAATTGACAACTTGACAAATGATTAAGTTGTCAGTTATAATATAATGTTCCACGTAGAACAATTCTAAATATACCATTTACCACATTTCATTCCTTGTATTGCTAATGCAGAAGCAATAACTAAATCATCGTGAAAACCTTCACCACGAATATTACCTGTTTTACCGTTTTCATAACTAGTAAAGATTTTCATTTCCTCTAATGTCTCCATATCATTCAGCAAAATCATACCTAATTCAAATTGCTCCTTGAAATCCGATATGAGTTTTGGTTTCGTAACACTGGTAGTAACCCAACCAACTTTTAGACGTTTTCTACCTTTCTGGTCAAATTGTTTCATCTTATACATATTCAGATATTGCATCTCAGCCCTTAACTTCTCTATTACTGATTGTCCAAAGGAATTTTTCTCAACAACTAAAAAAGCATAATTGAAATACATTCCTAAATCATAGACAATCTGACTAAATCTATATACAGCAATTCGATTATCATAGAATGTCGCCACCTGCTCACCTTGGCTATCAAAAACACTACAAGCAGAATAATCTCCACCATTACCACTTGAAGTATCAACGCCGACAAAATATCGCTCGTTAGATTTAACATTCTTATAAATAAAAAATCCCTTGTTCAAATAAGAATCAAGGGATAAAGGTAATTCTTTTATTATATCAGTCCGGGGTAGGGGAGAGAGAATATAATTTAATCTCTCTGATATTTTATGAGTGTCAAATACTGATCTTGAAGTGGCCTTAAAGGATTCTTCTGGACAAGAGGGATACTCCTGCTGGAAGTCCTCAATGGCAATATCTTCTAATTTCCATCTTCTCCACATTAATAATTTAAAACTAATTCCTTTTTCTCTTAATGGTAACTCATCTCTCTCTAAATGTTCTGGTTGCATCCTATGTCCTTTATTAGTTGCTCTAAACCATTTCTCTGCTAATTCAATTTCATGTTTAAATTGTTTAGACGTAGAAGAACTAAACCAAGGGAAGAAGAAACTTTTATATTTTGAATTTCCTTTGTATGCAGACATAAATAACTTCTGGTAAAAATTGTAACCATTCGAGGTGGTTTCAATAACTATTTTTGAATCATTATTCTTGGCTAATGCCTGCTCCAAACTAACTAGAGTATCCTTTTGTTGTTCATCATTATAGAACGCAAATTCAGAAAGTAAGACATATTGTAATGTCATACCTCTACCAAGTGATTTAACGCCAGCAGTTTTAACAATTATTCGAGAATTATTCTCTAACAATAATTCCATTCTATTATTCCGGCGTTCCGCTGGTTTATATTTATCCGGTATAGAAGCATACATTTGCTTCAATCTCTCAAATATACTTTGTGTACTCTCGACATTATACGAAACAATTAAACATTGCGTATTTGGCCTAGTGCAAGCCAGCCAAAGGCAATATCCTAAAGAAAAAGTTGTAAAGCCCAATTGTCTTGATTTGCTTATAATATTAAACTTGTCCATATTCCGGTAAAAGTAATCCTGCTGCTCATTCAGCACAAAAGGAATTTCTTTGCCCTCATTGTCAACGATCTTCACAAAATTCTTTGCCCATAATTTAAAATCAGCATTAATTATCTTTAATTTCTCTGCTGTAGTTCTCGCTGTCCTTGCCATTCTGCATCACCTACAATTCAAGTCCATCGTCATCTAATTCTTCTTTTTCTCTCCGTTTATTTTTCTTAATATTGGCCTGAATCTCTTTTTGCAGTTTCAATAAAGTATCAATTGCTTTACTATCACCAGTTTTGGCTTTTTCAGACACAACATTATAAATATCAAGTAAATCATTAGCAGTTTTACTATTCAAATAAATATTAACCAAATGTTTATATTCATCTGTTTTCTCCCAATCATAAAAATATTGAGGATTTTTAATACCCCAAAACTTACAAATTTCTTCGATTGTTTTTTGTTTCATTTTCACGCCACCATAGGGTATATCAAATTTCCACCTAAAGTATTTTCTGCACTTCTCGTTTACTTTCATCATCTCTGCTTCTAATTCGTTTCTATGGTATGCCAAATTATTTACCCCCTTTAAGTGAAGTAATAATACTTTCATTTTGTTCATTAATCAGTTCCCTTGAACCATTAATATGTTCTTGTATTTTATTAATCAAATTTATAATTTTATCTGTTTGCTCATTTACCTTATTCTCAAATTCATTAATTTTATCTAAAAATTCATTTGTAGTTTCTTTCATTAGAATCACTCCTTTTTAAAATGTAAAAAGGGGTTCCAAAGTTGGGAACCCATCTCCTAATCATCATTCTTAACAATAATAAAAGGGTAGCCATCACTGACTACCCCTAACTTTTCTTTTATTTGTTTATTTGCTCGTATTCTTTGTAAATCATAAGCATCTAATATTTCCGGCAATGACTTTTTCAATTGCCTTTCTGCTTCACTCTTTGTAATTCTTAATTCTTGATCTGAAACTAGATTTTCAATTATATCTTTCTCAATGCAATAATTTTGGCTATCTAAATACCGCATAATAATTTGAACAATTCTTTTTGTTCTTTCATTGCTCCTATACGTGGTAGTTCTATTAACTATTGCTTTCTGTTGCCTATCATACACTTGCTTATATTGAGGGTAGAGCCAATCGGCAACTTCCTGTCCTTCTTTTCTAAAAAACATCTCTCTGCTTAACCCTTTTATGGTATAGTTATTTTCCTTCCACGCTTTGCCTTGCTTTTCAATCTCAGGAAACAACATATTATTATAACTCGGAATAGAGTAATAATTGACGTGTCTATATTTTTTATTTTTATCATCAGCAGAATTAATACTAATGGCTTGGCTACGCTTTAATAATTTCTTTGGTACTTCTGAATTATCCACTTTATTTAATAATTTATGATAAGCAAGCAAAGTTGTTTTCTTTGAGATTTCTTTTACATTGCCCTCTTTTAAACCCATTAAATTACAGATATGTCTTGTAGAAGCAAAGAATAAAACATTTTCATCATTATCAGTCATTTTTTCAGTAGTAACATTATCCTTTGCAATATACAACAACTGTCTTAAATATTTAATATTGCTCTTTATGTTCTTATACGCTTGTGGGCAATTTCTTTCAAATTCTCCAGTATCTATGGCTCTTAAATTTTGTTCAATTATTTCTTTTTGTTCCTTCTGCCACTCGGTTTCTGCTATCTCTAAATTAAATATCTCCCTAATAAATTTATATGCTTTGGGGCGGCTTCTGAATTTGCCTAATACTTCAATGACTCCTAAGAGATTATAAGAAACACCACAACTAAAACAATGATAAATCCAATCTCCTTTCTCATTTTGAAATATACTAGCACTATTATTTGTATCATCATGGAAGATACATCTTATTGACTTAGGATAACTAAACTCTAATAATTCACCCAAATTAATTTCCTTAAATATGTAATCACAAAATTCCTGATTATTATTAAATACCATATGGGGGTGATTTAATTTTTCTTTTAGATATTTTATATCTCTATTTCTTATGGCTTTAATATTGTAATTATCGTCTTTATCCCTTGTGCTGTCTGGCTTGGGGGTTTTCGTCCCCACAATAATATAAGAATTATTATTTATTTTTATATTATTGTGGGGACATTTCTCTGAGCCATTGTCTTTATTGGCCTCAGAAGGGGTATTTTCTATTTCAATACCTTTAGACAATTCTATAATTCCATCACTATCCAAAATATTACCAGAATCAAATACTATTTCTTTACCAGCATAATAAAATCTATTAATGTTTTTACATTGTTTATCAGAGTATTCAAGGACACCCATTAAATATAATTGTATTTTTATAGCAGTATCATAATTATTTATTGGTTTATTTAAAATAAATACTAATCTAAATTTATGATGATCCTCCGTATGAGAAAATGAAGTATAAATAAAATTAGGGATAATATTTACCTTATTACATTTATCTATCGCCTGTTGAATGGTTAAATTGTTATCAATATCAATCATAAATACTTGTTGTGATTTCCAGGTTTCTTGTTTACCTCCACAATAAGAGGGTCTAATAGTTTTCCCTTGTAAAATACTTTCTTTAATTTCATCTATAGAATATTCTTTTGCTGTATCCAATGTCATTCTATTTGTTATTGCTCCACCATTTGTTGGTTTAGATGAATAGCAAACATTATCAATAATACATTTAATTTTCATAATTATTTCCTCTCCTTTTTCTTTAGAAATAAAAAAGAGAGGGACTTATTGCTGTCTCACGACATGTGCCCTCTGGTTAAACTAATCTATTCTAATTGAATAATTGATAAAATCTCGTTTAGTTAATGCCACGCTATACATTTCTTGCGATATATCATCTTTACCCCAGCGATAATTCCCCTTGGGTAATCTCATAGCATTACTTTCATATTCTTCCTTTTTGTAGAATCTATTTTCGGGCAACAAAAAAGGGAGATTAAATATCTCCCTTAGTGCTTCCAAGTCAATATCAGTATGTAAATATCCTTTTTCTAAGCGTATTTTTCCGCTTAGATTATATTTTCTTATTAAATATGTAAAATCACTTTGTTTATGTGTTTGCAATACCTCATAGAGTTCAGGAAATTCCATATAGTCAATTAAGTATTTCTTATTTGCTGCTTTAGGAAGGGGATAGCCACAATAATATCCTTTAAAAGTTGAATCTATGCAAAGTAAAATCATTTTTGCTTCTTCACTAGCAGGAAGCGGAATATCATATAAACTCCAAATCATTAATAAGGTACTACCACAATATTTAGAGAAATAATTCTCCCGGCTGATTCTATCAATAATATTAAAATTGGCTGATTCGGGATTATACCAATCATATTCATTCATTAATACCACATGATTATCAAAAGTTTTCCCAACGCATAGGGAAAGGTCAACGCCAATTATTTCATTACTTTTCGCATTTTCGGTTATACCCATTGCAGAAAAGTTGTAGTTAAAATATTCAGGTTTCCATCCTTTTACTAGTTCCAATAACTGACAACTAAATAAACTATCTAAATCATTGCTTAAAATTAAATCATAATATTTCTTGTCATTTACCCATTTTGGAAATTTCTCCTTAATTTCTTTTTTCATTCAACATATGTTGTTGTCTATTGTGAGATGTGAGTATATATTTAACCTTACGGTTAGGACATTATTTCACCTCCATTTCTTTCTACATTCCAAGGAGGGTATCCGTTAATACCCTTTTTGACAACAGACATTAATTCAACCCCTTTCAATTGTTTTTTAGAATTTAGAGAAGGGGGACGATATTAAACCATCCCCCAATAAAAAAGGACAAGGGAAAAATCCCTCATCCTAACTTTGACTGACTTTGACCAATTAGACAGTAGTATCTTCAAAACTGGCTGCTGCTTTAGAATTAAGCAACTTCAAGCCAAATTGAGTTTCAAGATATATAGATTGCTTACTACCAGATACGGCTTCAGGAATACCATGAAAAGGAATTAATTGTGCCAATTCCAAATAATTAGGATTAACGATAAATAATTTCTTATTTAATTTTTCTTCAAGTACAAAGCGGATACGACCATAAGGGGTTACATATACTTCAGTATCGTAACCAAGCATAAAATCACGTTGTAAAAAGGTTAATGCTTCAAAATCATTTAAAGCAACCTTCATGGAAGCAGGAAGGAAACAAACCATTTCTTCGTTAGTTCCTGCGTCATATAATTTACTTACAGTTTCTTCAAATTTTTCTTTAGTAAATCCTGCGTTAGAAATTTGATTGTCAATATGAATCTGTGCTAGAATACCAGCGGTAGTATATGTGAGCGTAAGCGGATCGAAATTTGCAACACCATTAATTAAAACATCTTCCATTTTCATTTTAATTGCTTTTGTTTTTTTAGCCACTTCATGTGCTAGTAAATCACTAACACCTTTTGCATTTATGGCCTGGGCAGTATTGCTGACACTTGCTGTCGCGCCTATGAGTTCGCAGTAATTAGTCATAGGAATAAGGGTATCATCAACAACTGCTGGAGCATCTGCACCTTCTGGCAATGTTACAGCGGCTAATTCGTTTATAGATTCTTCAATCCAATTAAGAACTACATTTTCAGCCCTAACAGTTTTAGACATCAGCATAGTAGTAAATGGGGTCAGAATTGGCGTAGTTTGAATCAGCACATCTTTCATATCAATAGATTGACCTGAAACAAATTTGTCACTTGTAAACATTTAACATTCCTCCTAAAATTTATTTTTATTACTTGCTAAATAATGCTTTAATCATGCTAACTGTATCGCCTTGCTTTTTTGCATTACTATAAGCATCAGCAGATTTATGATTATCTGGAACATAAGAATTATTTAATTTCTTAGATTCCAAAATTTTATTTAACTTTTCTGCTTTTTCCTTTAATTCGTCCATGTTCTGGACATTAATAAACTCGCTAAATTCTGCAAGCCCATTCTCCTTCAAATATAGATTAACTTCCTTGTCAAACAATTCTTTTTCTTTTGCTTCAAGTGCTTTTTCCTTGTCTGACTTCTCTAATGGTCTAAATTTTTCTAGTTCTTTAACTTGATTTTGAAGAGGAGTCAATTCTTGCTCAACCCATTTGTTTTTTTCATCAGCAATCAAATTATCAATTGCTTGTTTTTGTTCATCTGTCCATTCCATAAATACTTAACCTCCTTAATTAATTTTATTATTTAATATCTCAATTGCTTTAATTATTTGTGCATGTTGTTCTTCTGATTTTTCAATTTGAGACATTAATTTTTCCTCTCGTATTTTGGCTTCTCGTCTACTATCGTATAAAAGCCAAACAAATAAAACAGCAAATATTCCTTGTGATATTATCATTTTCACAATATCAGGACTTAGATTATCCATCGTTAATCACTCCTTTCTTTTATAACCAACTCCTTTTAATTAATTTTCTTGTGACAATTGGTAAATTATTTACTAAACCTGTAAATTCAAAATATAAATCTCCTTCGCCGGAAGGGATAACATAATCATAAAAATAGACACCAACATTAATTTTGTTAGTGTCATTAATATTAATTGTTTCTATTTCTTGTTGTGTATCATCATAAATTTTTAATGTTATATTTGTAGGGTCTACTGCTGTGCCATCGAAAGTTTTGAAGAATACTTTCAAACGTACAGTATCACCAATCAAGACCACTAAACCATCACCTCCAAATGAGAAGGATTCTCAATAATTGAAGAATTACTTAAATTTTCTATTGTTGAAGAATTGCTTAAATTTTGTTCATACCATGAATTGGCATAAACGAAAGGAGAAATAATACCAGGTAGTATTACTTTTGAATCAATAAATTTCATATATGATATTGGTTGTCGGATACCTACAACTTGTCTATTTACATTAGATTCTATTGGTTTCATATATGATAAAACATTTATTATACGATTGATTTTATTATCAAATAAGACATTGCCAAATATTGGCTTCAAATATGAGTTTAGATTAATAGATTTACTTTTCTGTGTTTCCACCTGTATAGACGAGTAAATATCATTAAGGTATGATAAGACCTGTCTTTCTTCAATTGTTCCAGGTGGAGCAGAAGAAGCAAATACTTGCAAAGTTGGATAATCTATACCTTCATTAATTAACCATATGTAAGTAAAATT